CAAGATCCAAATGGAACCCCTACTGCTTCCGTTGCTACTGTGTTCTGAATCCAGATGCTGTTATTCCCCGTAAATATAAGTTAAAAGAACACCATGTCGTTGATAAATTGAAGGAGAATTTCCAGGATAAATTTACGATGCGATTTGACAAGATCGTCGAAGGGGGGTGTTCACGTCGCCGACCCGATGTAGCCATTGATTTTGGTTCGCACTGTCTAATGATCGAAATTGATGAAAATAAGCATGTAAACTATTCGTGCGAGGAGAAACGTATGGTAGAATTGTATGAGGATGTGGGATTTCGAAAAATCGTATTTCTTCGATTTAATCCAGATCGATACAAAGAAGGATCGACAATGTATCCGTCGCCTTTTCGATATACTCGAGCAGGAATCCTTCATTTGGAAGAAACCGAATTCAATCGAAGAATGGAACAATTAATGGAAAGAATTCGTGCTCATCGCGTAGAACCAACGGAACAGATCACTGTTGAATATTTGTTTTATGGCGCCTAAAAAGCTTCCCCGTACGATTTTTTCACACGAATCAAACGCAGTACATACAAAGGAGGGTTTAAAACCACACCACTCATACCGTATAAGTACCTTTCAGGGCCATGAGTGAGAGTGCCTTTTTTAAAGTAAAGAGTTCAAAACGAAGTAACCCAGAGGCCCGTACAACACTCGATGCGATTCATCATCAAAAAATTCAAAGTATGATGGAAGAAAAGGATAAAGTTGGAATGTATAGACAAGAACAAAATGTTCTTAAAAAGAAAATGAGTGAAACGACATCTGATATGGAGATCTGGCGAGTAGAGCGAGAAATCGAAGCGTTGGAAAAGAAAATTCGTTCCATCGAAGACGGTTCAGAAATGATGGATTATTATCTTCGAACGGGCGATATTCTCTATCATTATTATGATATCCAGGATCAAATCCAGCAGGGTACCGCAAACTTTGTATCCAATAAGGCAAAGCCAGGTTCTATTTTGGCTATTTTAGAAGAAGTCGCAGAGGATGAACATTCTGCTACGAACTCATTTGCCCTTTCTTCTAGTGAAAATGAGCACAAAACAGAAGGCTCGAAAGAGAAAAAAAGCTTTCAACGCAATCAACTTTTGAATGATTATCTACAGATCGAAGATCCATCCATGGGCAGAAATACAATGGAGGAATATGATGATCCTTGGACAAATTGTGAAAGCTGTGGAAATGAGATGATTATGTGTCTCAACGAAGCGAATCTGACATGCTCTAAATGCGGCCATCAAGAATTCATTTTGGTAGACAGTGATAAGCCTTCCTATAAAGATCCACCCCGAGAAGTCTGCTATTATGCCTATAAGAAGATCAATCACTTTAATGAATGGTTGGCACAATTCCAGGCCAAGGAGAGTACTGAAATTCCAGCCGATGTATATGATGAAATTTTACTACAATTGAAGAAAGAACGTATTACCAATATGGGTTCATTAAAGCCTACAAAGTTGCGTGAAATTCTTCGTAAGATGAAATGTTCGAAATATTATGAACATATTCCGCATATTATTAATCGTCTGAATGGTCAAAATGCTCCCTTCATGTCACGCGAAGATGAAGAGAAGTTACGCCATATGTTTCGCGAGATTCAGCCATCTTTCAAGAAACATTGTCCGAAGGGTCGACGCAACTTTTTGTCATATGGATATGTTCTTTATAAATTCTGCGAGTTGCTGGAAATGGATGAATATCTGGCGTGCTTTCCCCTGTTGAAGAATCGTGATAAGTTGTATTTACAGGATAAGACGTGGCAAAAGATATGCGACGAAATGAAGTGGGGCTTTATTAAGACTACGTAGGGTAGAATCGGGATTTTACTGTAGTTTGTATCATAAAATTTAAAATTTGATTGATACAAAATTTCCTATGTAAATTACTCAATATGGAAGACCAGCTCGAAAAACTATGCGCCCGATTACAGGAACAAAATCAAGATAATCCAGATGCAGTCCATAAGGATATAAGGCATAACGCGCTGTTATCTATTCAAAGTAGCATCAATATATTAAAAGAAAATCGGATCAAAAAACGACACTGTCGAACGGGCGTGATATCCTTCTTCTGTTCTGTCTGTTTTCTTCATATCTTCATTCTATTCTATTTTGGTCTCACGCCACATCTTACTGCTTATGTGTGTACTTCTCTTGTTACACAGAAATATACACAGTTTGATTTTATTAGTACACCTTCCCTGTTAAAGGGTGCTGCGTGTATAAAATTAATCTATATCACTCTTGAGAGAAATAAGGGATTGATGGATGGTATCTTTAAACTTCAAAATGGAACAATTTCTATCCAGGACGCGCCAATGATGATCTATCATAACATACAAAACGCATCATATGAGTGGATTCAAGGAAAGCGAGATCTATCCACTACATTATTATACAAAGATCTAATGATTCTAAAAGAATATATCGAATGGGTCGGTTATTGTATCTGGTATCCTTTTACAAATACCGCATCCGATACCACTCGCGCGGCGGTGTTATGGTTAAATAACAAAACACAAATCATTAAAACACTGCGCGAACTATTTATGGAATTGCCAGGGATAAAGCACGTACGTGCTGTAGTTAAATCAGTAAAACATACAGTCGAACATCATGTCATTGAGCCGATTCATCATAAAATCACGCAAGTTATTCACGGTATAACAAATCGCCTTTTCCACTTTAGCAACTCCTTTATTCAATGGGCTAAACCAATCAATATACCAAAAAAATCGATTGTTCTAAATACAGAGATACAAAATGTATCTAAATAAAAATACACTCTCTCTACAAAGATGGCGAGTGTAGGTTCAGAGTTTTTATATCATCTTGTAGTCAATAACATTGCCCCTATCATGGCATCAAGTCTAGCTGGATTTTATACAACTTATTTTTCAGGACGAAACGCCCCGACTCCTACGCTTGTTCGATCTGAAACCGACGATGAGCGTGAATTAGATTTATTACAAATGGAACGTATGTTAAAATGGATGAGTTTGATTTTTGAGGACTCATTTGTGCCTATTGATAAACCTGGTATTGTTCCAGCGGATGATACTCATAAGGCGTATAAGAAAGAGCTATACAGTATCTATGTGACCATTTGTTCGGATTTCAGTCAATACCAGAACTGGAAAAAATATAATTCGACGATATGGATGTTCTCTTCGTATCGAAATAAAAATACAAGAGCGTTGGCTCGAAAGATTCTGGGGGATGTAAAGTTGTTCCACGAAGGTCTAAAAATGTTCTCGATGTTCGAGAAATTACAAAATTGATTATTTTATGATCAGTATCATTATCCAGAAATGTCGCTTTCACTCCATCTCCAATTTCTCGAACAACGCATGGCAACCATGTCATGTCTCCCCTCCCGCTTTGAATATTATTCGGCGATTCATCTCACGAAACTTCATAATGTCTGCTTTTATGCCTACAAGGATATTCCTATTAGCCATAAACGTTATGCAGGATTCCCTCTTACCGATAAAGGGATCGATCTGATCGATGAGACATTTAGTCATATTGGTCAAGTCAAATATTATGGCCCTCGTTCCAAAATTCATTATGGAAAGCTCTCTACCTTTCTCGCGACTCCCATTCTGGTCGGTCGTAAGAATCTTCAGATAACACTAGTTCGAACTCATCATTCGAAACTTCATTCTGAGATTCATCAAATTATTCAACGGGGTGATCTGAACGACGTGACACTATGTGCTCGAGAATTTATGCAAAGTATGCGGGGTTAATTGTTTTATCCAACAACATAATATCTAGTAATTTAGAAAATATGTTATTTTAATGATTTTAGGAAAGTGTCATATGGTGGGGGTCATACCGTATTTTATTTTAATACACGAATGGATTCGGGTTTATTCAAAAAATGGGTACTTACATACGTGCTGGGAAGCCGACGAGGTTAGCGCCGAGACCGAAGCCGGCACCCTGACGGGCAGTGACGCCGACGGAGGGCGAGACAGCGTCAAGGACGGCAAACACGACGGCGGCGAGGACGGCGAGCGTGGCGACCTCATCAAGAGGCAGGGCGCGCTTCGGGATGAAGATGGCGGCAGCGGCGATAACGAGACCCTCGATCAGGTACTTAATGATGCGATTGACAATTTCAGCAAATCCGTAACCAACCATGATTCTATATTTACACGCAAGAAAAAAACTCGTCGGAGCCGGTATATTATTCGTCGCTTGAGTTTAAAGCATCCCTGACTGAAAGATTGTAGAGATGAGCTCAGACAACAACGCCGTAATCGAAGATTTTTTGGACGAGGATACCGAAATTCCAGGCCAGCGCTATGTGCTTCTAAGTTTTATCAGCCCGGAGAAAGTTCTCGATAAAAAGGAGCTTTTCTTCTTCCAGAAGTTTCTCCATGCATACGAGGTGGATTGGAAGATTAAGAACCTCGAGAAGTACACTGTTGAACTCGTAAAGAACATCAATGATCAGCTTGATGAGCGTTGCAAGGAGCTGGAGAAAGCCGATCAGATGGCGTCGGCGGAGATTTGCCGTAAGAATCGTCTGCGTCTGGACGATGTGATGAGCCAGTATGGTCCGTTTATTCAGAAGAATAAGTCCGATCTGAACAAGACCAAGATTGTAGAAGCATATGATGATTTTATGTATACACACAAGACAAAGCTAGAGGAGGAGTTCTATGCTCTGAATGAGTTCCGTACCTCTATGCGCGGCGTCAAGGTTCGTGGTGTGTATGGTAATCCAAAGGAGGCTGAGATAAAGGCCAAGAAGCTTCAGTCCAAGGATAAGTATCACAATATCTTCCTGGGCGAGGTAGGCAAGTGGACTCCGTGGGACCCCTCTCCGAACGAGGTCAAGGATCAGGAGTACAACAATGATCAACTGAACAGCCTTATGAAGAAATACAAGGAGAATGAGGACTCTCGCGAGCAGTTCTTCGAGGAGCGTACCAAGGGTGCGAAGCAAGTGGTGGGTGCATCGACTTCAGGTGGTTCTTCGGCGGGTCAATTCGATAGCATGTTTGGTGTTCAGGGTGATTTGGCACATCAGCGTAAGCTAGAGAAGCCGGTTGTTACGATGGAGAAGGTGGCTGCAGATGAAGCGGATACTTCGTCTACTCCTGAGAATTCGGTAGTGACCCCTGACAGTGCATAAACGAGACAATGTGTTCATTCATTCTTATCAACATCATATCATACAAATATTCCATATGATATGATTTTGATACCTTCTATTTATGAGAAGTAACCAATATCGGGCACGGCACCGCCGATAAATGTGGGGACACATGATTGAGATGGGCCATCGCAAAAAGTGCCTTCCGGGCAGGATTGTCCATTACCGTTCGGTGATCCGCACATATAATTCGTGTTTGGATCCGGATGATACATGCTGGCCATTGAGTTGGACGCCTGCGCAGGGACATGGACAGGTCCGCTGGAGGACTCATTTTGCGCTTGCGCTAAATCCTGAAATCCTGAAATGACAAAATGAGGCTCCATACGATCAATATAACGCACAATCATTGGCAGCACAACCACTGCCACAACTAATAATACAAGCATCGCGCCAATTCCCATTGCTTTCGGATGAGCCATTTTCTAGCAATTGGTGAGGTTTTATTATGGTCAATAAGAGGTTGGTGGTGTCATACGCAGATCGGAAAAAGGGGGCAAAGTCGCCGCCACATCCGAACGACAATATCCATTGATACACCGTACATGTTCACCTGAGCAGGAGGGTAGATCGACACCACAACGTAAAGGGCCTTGTACACTTTCCTCTTCCAATCCCTCCGTATACGATGAATATACATATAGTATTATTCCTACAATTATTATCATAGATAGCACTTGAATTACTTTCTTGTTCATTCTACTTTAGTATCGTTTTTGTACATTAATGGCAGGCCCTTTCAGTCTCTGAGACGCACGTGGATCAAATTGTGAGTTATCGTCGTCTTCTCTGTTACGCGCCATCATCTCCGATTGTCGCCACAATTCTGGCGCACCCATCTTGAATTCGCCATGGACTTCTGCCTTATACCAAAAAATGGTATCTTCCAATTTATTACTTTGCGTATTGTTGTTAATGACCAAACATTCATAATTTTGCGTACATTGGTCCATCATTTGACAAAAAAATTCAAAAGAGGGGAAAGCAGAACCATAATTCTGATACAAACGCTGACGATTGTTCATGTACGGCTCTCTCAGAATAAAGACATAATCGACGTTGGTACGAAGGGCCGGCTGAATACCTAGAGGAAACTGCATGGTAATGATGAAAAATACTTTGAGCCATCGACCGTTCATAAATAAATATCGAATGTTTTTATCGTGAGTCCACGAATCATCGTACATACAATCATCCAAAATCAAGAAAGCTCTCGGATCGATATTCGACTTAATTCCTTTTTCTAAATCTTGCTGAATCCGTTGCATAACAAGTTTTTGGCGTTTTACGAAATTTGCCAAAATGACCGCATTGTACTCTCCGTGGATGAACATGGGTGGAACGATCTTTTTAAAGAAACCGTTTGACTCTTCTGTTCCGGAAATGACACATCCCATTGGCAAATCTTGATGATGGAATAATAAATCACGAACCAAGGTGGACTTACCGGTACGGCGTCGACCGATAAACACTGCAACCGCATCTTGTGGAATTGATTTCATAGCGAACTTCCGGAGATTGACATTTAGACCACCACCTTGTGCTGCCATACTAATTCTACTACAACCCATTGTGAATTGTTGTGCGCTTCAGAAACACGCGCACAAGTCTTCCAACCAAAGAGATGAAAGCGGTACGAAAGACGCTTCTTCAAGAACCCTGTCGAAGCCGCGATCTTACAGAGAATGAACGTGAATCTTTTTCTAATTATGCTCATTTACAACGATACTTTCCTGCTCTCGATCAATTCACCATTCCTAAATCAGCACTTTCTCATAAAAATATGGAACTCCCCACCAAGTATCAAATTAATCAATGGGTTTCGCAAGAACGCCCAAAGTTTTGGAGCGCCATGCGCACACCGGTATCCACCGATGAGAACGCAGATCCGCCAAGTCCTGAATTGTGCGACGTATTTGTTAAAACCGTTCATTTATTGAATCCAATCGATATTATTAAAGAGAAATACATTTGTCCAGAACATCCTCTTTTGCCTCAGAGTGAGAAAACATGGAAAAGTACGCTTCTTAAATTACATAGTCACAACAACCAGGCCTATGTAGATGCGGTGTGTAACTTTGTGTTAAGTCGCTTTCGAGAATTGGATTTAACGCCACATTGTATCTTGTCATATGGTTCATTTACTGGAATTAGTAAGAATTATCAATATACGATTACGAATGAGTATGATACCTATCGTCAGTGTCGTTGGTTTTGGAAGGGAATGGAATCCCATAGCGCGCGCTTAACCGTGCTTCATGAGAATAAGACGGCTATCCCCAATTATGATGAATTCTATCGAGAGATTACCACTTGTCCGTTTGTAGATGGTGATGAATCAGATGTGGAGTTGGAACCTCTTGATCTAGCAGATGACACAGACAGTGATGCGGAATCTGTCCAATCTGTTACATTTGATACGATTGAGGAGCATGCCGATAATTCTTCCAATATGATGGAGATCAATCAATCGATCACACGGAGACAATCTTGTAAAAGATCAGACTCGTCTTGCTCTCGTTCCGACTCTGGGTCGGACTCTGGGTCGGACTCTGGATCAGAAAGTGGATCGGACTCGGAGCCGGAAGTAGAATTCGACATTTGTTTGGAACTTCCCAATATGCCAATTATTATGATCGCACAGGAAGCACAGGAGGGTGTGATGGATTCGCTGCTGGATGTTGACGAAATCGATGGATTTGAGCGCGAATCGCAGGGATGGGAGGCACGTTGGATTGCTTGGATGTTCCAAGTGGTTTCGGCGCTCACCTTTTTACAAAGTGCGATCTGTTTTACACACAACGATCTTCATTCCAATAATATTCTTTGGAGAAAGACGGACAAGAAGTTTTTGTATTATCGAAAGCGGGATGGAACCGTCTGGAGAGTTCCGACATTTGGAAAGATCTTTACTATCATTGATTTTGGAAGATCGATCTTTCGACTGGGGAGACATCTCTGGGTCTCGGACGATCATTGGCCCGATCAGGATGCCGGAGATCAATACAACTTCGGACCATTCTTTGATCATTCCAAACCCAAGGTATCTCCCAATCCATCATTTGATCTCTGTCGCTTAGCAGTCAGTCTGATCGATGGTCTTTTCGACGAACCTCCACAAAAGAAGAAAGGAAAAGGGATTCCGATCATGAGCGAAGAGGGGTCCTGGAAAGTGTATGAAACGAAATCCCCTCTTTACAATCTTCTTTGGAGCTGGACAATCAATGATGCAGGCCAAACCGTATACGAAACCGAAGAAGGAGAAGAGAAATACGAAGGGTTTGATCTGTACATCCGAATCGCACAAGACGTTCACACTGCTGTTCCAAAAGATCAACTTCATCGTCCTGTGTTTCAGCAATTTATCTGGAAAAACAAAGTTCCATCGGAGGACAAGGTGTATTCGTTAGGTGTTTAATTATTTCGAATGATACATAAATGCGGCGACGCACATCTAAGAAGGTATATCGATGTGTACGACAAACTGCTAAAAAATATACAACTCGTCCCTCCCCGCCCTATCCGGCACAAGAGTGCCCTAACAAAAAGATGAAAGGGAATGATGGGAAAATATATATCTCTCTTGATTCTGAATTTGGAGTATCCTATCGATGGTATCCATATTCAAAAGAGTTGATGAAACGTCGAAATGGAAAGTAAATATCGATATCCATTTATCATATAATGAAATCATCATATGATAAATTATAAAATAAGACAAATACTTAATTTGTCTGACAATCTCCTGTAAGAGGGGCACATGGGCATCCATTGATGACCATTGTCGCGCCACCATCCTGCTTGCGATAATGTTTCATATTTCCGTCTTTCACTGTGTTGATAATGGACTGATCAAACACACCAAGACGAGAAGCATATCCCGCGCTAGGGTTAGCATAATTCTGGATGCGATTAATGAAATCGCCGGATTGCGCTTTATTCATGCGTCGCTGGGTAATTTGGGAAGCATCATAAATAGTAGTCGGCATGTCTACCGTATTGCTATAAAATTAGCTAGCCCTGTCGACCAATTAAACGTGGTGGACCAACTTGTAACTCCATCTCATCTCCCATACTTACATTACTAAACGAAGGCATAGAAGGAAGACTCGTAGGCAATTCCATGACAGGAAACAGATCCGGAACAAGTATACCTGTAAACGCAATTAAGATTGAACCGCTAATGAAATCTTGAATAAATTGTATATTTCTATATTCCTTATCCTTATATCTCGCACCGACAAAGCTCATGACAATAAACAGGATTCCTCCCACAAGCATCCAAGGGAACCATACGGGTATCATTTCCAGTTCGTGTGAGAAAAACACACGTGTCCTGTCCGCACTTCGTATCCGCACTTACAGTTCCTCGTAATCGCCTAATCCAATTGATTCAGAAGGCGCGTTAAAATCATCCAATGATTCGATCTCTAAATCATTTTCCATTGACGATCCTTCTTCTTCAAGAATTTGGAGGACTGGGCCGGAATCATGATCCAAACTGGTGACACTTTCTTCCTTCTCGTTTGATTCAAAGATCAGATCAGAATCGGCCGGATGTTCGGAATCAAACATGGCATTAAATTCTCCAAAACGAACCGTAGGTTTATCATCTAGCATAATAACGGATGTAGAAGGTTCTTGAGAAATGGTTGGTTCTGGTTGAGCCGCAGGCTCTGACACTGGTACTGACACTGGCTCAGATACTGGCTCAGATACATGTACAGCCTCTGCAATAGAACCCTCTTGATGATTCATATCAACAGAGGGAGGAATCGTAATATCGTCTTTCTTTTCTATTTCTTCATCGCTATCTTCGTCCTCTTTTGATGCCGAATCATGGTTGACAAAATCTTTCAAAATAGACTTAACAGGTACAAGACTTCGTACTGCTTGAACAATTCCTTCGTGTAACATGTTCTCGATATTACGATAATTCTGCTGTTTTTCCATACCCGGAATACCATCTCGAAACAAATATGTCGAGCTCCATAGTAACTTTGCTGTTTCACATAATACTTTAAATAGGAAATGTTCTACTTTTGGAATATTGATTTCCACCTTTTTATTGTTTGTCGAAAGACGAATAGCAGTTAGTACTTTTGTATGTGCGATGAATACTGCCGTAAGAAGATCCTCCAAATAGTCACATCCAGAATTGGCCTGAATCACGTGAATTTCAGTGACCACTTTCTCCATATTCCAGTCATGAATCTCATTCAAGTAATTTTGAAATTGCCAAAGGGCACGCTTTGGTTCTTGAATCATAATACGTTTCGCTTTTTCCAGTAATTCAACATAGAATTGAAAATAAGCCGGAACTAAGAAAACACAAAGTTGTTTTGTATATTCGGTACGAGCATCGGAATATACGGAAAGGACCGAATCACGATTCATTCTTCTTCCTTCTGTGGTGTTGTCATGACCCTATCGAACGCACGTCGATCAAGTGTGCTTCCCAAAAAGGCCCACAACGAACCGGCTAATTCTGTACAAACACCGTAGTCTTTCAACACGCGATCATCCGATAGCAAGGAATGAATAAATAATTCAGGATGGTATCCTTCTTGAATATATTGTGGCAGTTTATCCGAAGATAGTTGTTTCATTTCTTCTCGTTCTTTCCTACGATGTTCAAGAGTATGATTCCATGTTTCAGGATAATGAAGTTGTAATTGCGCACATTGTTTCGCGCGGCGATAGGATAGTTCGTTTGTTGTTAGATATTCTTTGATTTCAGAACGATTCAATCCTCCGATGGTTGATAAATAGCAATCGAGATCCGTCCAGGATGGAAGACGGATGCGCTTCATTTTACAACGTGAACGTATTGGTTCCTGAAGACGACCTGCGTCGCGGCATTCCAAAATGAAGAGAACTTCCGACGCATGAGTTTCAAGAATGCGACGAAGAAATGCTTGTGCTTCTGGTGTTAAATCGTCCGCGCCTTCTAGCCATAAAATGGCAGGTTCTGTACGTCGCGCCCAGATATGGAGTTTTTGACGGCCATCTCGGAGAGTTCGATCTTTTCTACACGGACAGACAAAGAGTTGTTTTTGGATTTCTTGTGCATACTTCTGGATCCAGTAACTTTTACCGCATCCAGGAGGACCTGTGACAATGATTGGTGTATGGTCCATTTACTCATCATAGTAACAGACATGTTTATGCTCTGCGAGTTCCATTATTCGAACGACGCATACGAAGTGTGCGACGACCTCCGCCACTTGACCGTGTCGGACTCTGCTTACCCAAATGTAGCACAAAGCCGATCAGGGTACCTACACCCGCTGCAATAAGTCCTGTTGTAACAATGATATCGGTTGCGTCAGTCATTATGATAGTTGATTATATTTTATTTGCGTGACTGAAATCAGTATTACGCACCTATTTATGCTCTGCGAGTTCCATTATTCGAACGACGCATACGAAGTGTGCGTCTCGAACCACCCTTTGTTTGCGGCGAAGCCGGCGTAGAATTAGCGGGATTCATTTTACTATAAATTACTGCTCCTAGACAAATAACAGCACCTCCAATTCCTACACCCAATAGCATCTTTCCAAAAAGCTCGGTTGTTCCAGGAGCTGAATTGTTCAGCGCGACCGTAGTAGCATTAACGGGCGGTAGTGACATTATACTATCTATCTTTATTATTTTTTAGTACGATGATACCAAAAAATAAGTAATATTAAATAATTTTTACTCTTTTTTAATGTATTGTTTACTGAACAATACACCAATAGATACACCAATGATCACTGCAACGCTGACTGTACCAATATCCCACAGAGTACGTGAATGACGTGATACCCATGACGTAGGGTTTTCATCGGACTTTTTCGCAACGATCTCTTCTACTGTCTCAGAATTGCCTGGTACTTGCTGTTCAGAAGACATGATAACTGATATCATCTTTCAGACAGTCTTTAAATTGAACTCTTTTGAAGAATCGCCACATAAATACCATTGTGCCATGCTTTTTGTTCAGGGCTTCCAAAAATGACATCACGATCATTATATGTCGTTCGAATCTCCTTGCTGTATAGCGTTTTCAGTTTCAAATGCTGAAATGACTCTAGAGTTCCTTCACGCACATGTCTCCAATTCCAATCATCCACAATAAAGACAAATGTATCATCTAGACAATCATAAAAATGCGTGAGAGCACGAGAATGATTTTCCTTGGAGTGTTCACCGTCATACATATAAATATTAAAAGAGGGGAGTGATTCGACATCGACTTGATAGCAATCCTTCTCGATAAAAATGGAATAATTGTCTCCCTTATATTTCTTAAAATTCTGAATAAATTCCGACTTGGGGCCACCAAATTGACTCCAATTATCAATGCATACTACCTTTGCCTTATTTCCACACATGGCAGAACAGACAGATGATCCCTTCCATGTCCCAATCTCCAAATATCGCGCATCATCGCGATTCAGCAAATTGTTATAAAAATGTCGTGTCTTGATACCTGACATTCCTTCCATCTCAATAATCTCTTGCGTGATTTTGGATTCGCCCCTCTCTGCTTTCTCAAACGCCCGTTCTACATGCGCACGAAGTTCGTCCATTTGACATTCTATCATTTTCAATCTTTAGATTCTATCGACCGGATGATAAATACTGACGATATTCGCGCACAGCTGCGTCGTCAATCTCCGCATTCTTGCGAAGACTTTGCATGAGTGGGTTATTCTCCACCGCCTCGACTGCGGAATAAGTATTTCGTTCACGACTGACATCCAGATTGAGAGGAACACGGTACTCTACGCGACCAATATCCCCCACACCAGGAGTGATATCCACTGAGCGATTGACAGCGAGCGCACGATCGTTCATAATATCTACATCTAGCTTCTTCGATAATTGACGACCAGGATCTCCATTGAATGTCGCGGATGATCCCGAACCAGCAATCGGTTTGCGACCGCGAGCAATCTGTTCCTTATTCGGATTCGTTCTCATATTGTACGCAGCGGTTGGGTCCATAGCATCCGACCATGCTCCATTTCCTCCTGGACCTGTCCATGACAGACCCGCAGAAAGTTGAGATTTCTGTGTTGGTCGGGCAATGTCATCTGGATCATATACTTTTAGACGTTCAGGCGCAACGCCTGCTGCCATAATTCCCATACGATCCAGATAAATGGTTGACTCTTTTACAGTTGTACGAGCAATATCTTTTGGATCCCACACCGTAATGGCAGCGGCGCGATCCACATGGGTATAGGGTGTACCGGTCATGCGAATGTTTCCAATGGTCTCACTGCGGCGGGTAGGACGCGAATCATCTGAATATCGCGACATACCCAGACCATTGTCGGCAGGGACAGCATTCAGTGCCATCACACGTTCTGATGTCTCATTGCGCTCGTTAGGTCGAATTTCAATGGCGGACTTTCCATAATCGGCTTTATCTGCACCTGTGTCACTGGTATAATAACTAGTCATATCTGCGTTACGGTATCCCGCACCACCATATTGCTGGGCAGTTGGCATACGATAGGAACCTGTCACATAACTTTCACCAAAATCCTGAGAAGAGGCAACACCTTCGTATTCCACTGAAGTTTCCGGACGGACCGTATGAGGCATGATTTGCGTCGAGCGAACCGTTTCCTTGATTAGGTCACCAGTCGTTGTAAAAAAGCGCTCACCCGTTTCATCAATGTAAAAGGTATCGGGCTTGTATCGACGAACTTCACCGATGTCTTTTAGTTCTGCGTTCGATCCAATAAAGTGCTGACCAGGGACCATTGGTTTATCATACGTCTCTTTCGGATTCGAAAGAACACGAAGCTCATTGGTATCCTTCGGACGCATAATTTCGTTAATCTCCAGTTGTTGAAATCCACCTTTCCCGTTCATTCCGAATCTCTCTCCAAGACCTGCTCCCACTTTCGTAGGTTCAAAGGGTCGCTCTCCGTTACGCACAACCGGTGCATTTGAAGCAATGCGTGATTGAAAGAATTCTGTGTTGTCCTCCATGCCGTTGGGGTTTCCATATGGTGCACGCGACGTCTCAAACATATTCTCCACTTCACGCTTCTTCATTTGCGTCGATCCCGAACCATTGTACATATCGAGGACACTCGTATTGGACTGTGGCGCAATATTTTGTTTAATGCGTCCGCCAAAAAAAGGTTGCATATTGTTATGTTTGTATTCAGTCGATACAATACGTTGACCCGATAATGGGCTAATCACATAATCGCTATCCATGTAATTGGGACTAGCTTCCGTATTGTCTGAACGATATTCCGTCATGGGGATGTTTGATTCAATGGGTGATGGTGACGGCTGTGTACCCGGGAGGAATCCTGGTGCGTAGGGTGGCTGATTAGAGGCGTATCCTAATGCCGTACCGTATGGACCATTGCTGGGTTCGGAGGGATAGGTATGACCGTTTGGCATCTGATACATCATATCCAGTTCGGGTCCAAATCCAGTAGCGGCAGCCCCTTTCGGGGCAATCGTTAAAGCATCTCCATTAGGACCACGAGCCGCTGGCAAGAATCCTTCACGGCTTGCTTGCTGACGAAAAAGAGGACCTGTACGATCGACGGGTGGTTGTGTATGTGATGATGGAATAGAAGAGGGATCTTGTTTCTTTTTTTGGCCGGTTTTAGAGACCATAAAGCCTAATCCGAGGAGTCCAGCGAGAGCGGCTACTTCCATACTATCAGTTTCTTGCTTTAATTTTTTGATAAAAGGCAACAGAGATATTCTGAGAATATAAACCTGATCACACGATAAAGATTCAGTCATGTCCATTGAAGTAACGTTGGAACAAGTTACACTGTGTTCCCATGGTAAAACAGTGTGGACAACAGTTACTAATTATGGGTATCGTCTCTATACGTTAAACATGCTGAAAAGTCTTGCTCCATTCGGTCTGGATCGATCAGTATTAATTCTTTGTTTGGACAAGAAATCGGCAGATTGGTTTATGGAAAAAGGGTATCATGTTATTACTACAACCGATACAAATGAACGGTTTTGTGCTTGGAATACAAAGGGGTATGATCGGATCTGTTATGTGAAGATGGAATGGATCTTTCGAATTCTTTCCATGAACATGAACATTTTGTTGATCGATGGTGATATTGTCTTTCGAAAGAATCCGAACGATGATCTTCAGAAATGGGAAGCGAATGATCAGTTTGATGGATGGATCCAAAATGATTCACAGGATGATCGAAATACGGATAATCTTTGTACAGGATACATCTTCATTCGTTCTAATCCAAAAATGATCCAATTGTATGATTGTATATCGGAAGAGGGAAAACGAAAATATCAAACATGTGCATTCGACAATAATGATCAAACCTATTTCAATACATTCGTAAAACCATATTCACGTTTTCAAGCATTATCATTAGAACAATATCCAAATGGAAAAATGTATTATGAGAACACAGATCGGATCGATAAGACCGCGATTATGGTTCATTTTAATTGGGTTCATGGTCACATCAAAATGGTAAATATGAAACGTTATAAAATGTGGGTCTTATCACCTGAAGATGAGTCTAGATAGTGCGCTCATGATATACAAATGCTTCTGAATAGGTATTCATTTCCTTATAATGTTTATCAAGTGTGGTATCTGGTTGACAACATAATACACAAGAAAAACAACACGAAAACATTTCAAAAAATCCTTGTATCATTCTATTATGGTAAAATGATACAAATTAGAAATAAAAATATACAACTAACGCATGTGCTTTTCGTGACCGAGTTCGGAAAGGGGAGGTTGCTGAGAGGGGGTAAAACATGCTTTTTCGCGATGAGTATTGTACTTTTCTTTGTCCAAATCACGCGTCGGGATAAAGAAATCAAACGGCGTTTCAAATGTCTCCTGTGGATTGTGAAAGAGAGGCTGCCATCTATTCCAGCCGGTGGTACGAAGAGTACAAGGCGGATCAACAAGACGAGCAAAGGTAAGTGGAACAACTTCATCTTGCGCATGCTTCAAATTGCGCTGATGATTACGATTCGTGTCGGGGTCATACTGGCCAGCATCGCATCGAATTTTACTTCCAAGACGATCAATACCCTTCAGATCCGATTCCACGTCTGTTTTCCATTCGCCTTCTACCCACGAGGCACCACTTTTCTGAATACGAGTGGTCGCATTGACAGGAAAGGTTGTCGGACAATTCGCCGCGGGAGGATTTAAATAATAGCGAGCCGCATAGGATGTGATGCGCATGTCATCGACTTGATGAAATGGATCATGTCGAAGACGGGTTAAGGCTTGCTGGGCACACGGGGCGGCCATTCTTCTTACCCTTTTTATAAAAATCTCAGATCTATGCGCGTATCTTAATATTTCTCTGGTCTAACGCATACTTCATTCACCATTGGGGCAGGGGCCATGACGGCGGGATATGCAATCATTTGATAGACCGGTAAGTGAACCGATTGAATATCAATCTTGACCCCAATTTTTGTATTGTCTCGGACGATCTCTTTTTGATCGCGCTGTAAAGGCTGATATTGTCTTGATGGGCAAAATGTATTCGGAAGATTAATCCCTCTCAGATCTGATTCAAGATCCACCATATTGCCTTTGATCAAACTCACTTCGTTTCCTCCCACTAATCCAAGAATATGTCGTTGAGGTAAAGGGTGAATTTGTTGCGACACTAATTCATTGTAATGTTGCGGGTTTTCTTTTTTCTCCCAATGAGAGGATAATAGCGGACCGTATGCTTCATCGACATTGCTAAGATAGTGGGCCATACTATTCCATCCGATGTAAATTAATTCATAAAAATTGACGAATTGATTCACCCGATATGAAAAATCGACCACCTATTCATCATGTCTCACATTATTATTTCTCTGGATGGAAACATCGGTGCCGGTAAATCCACGCTGCTTGCTGAAATCCGCAAATCCATTCCTGAACTCCGCGTAGTAGACGAGCCCGTCGGTCAATGGACTGCGTTGAAGAATGGAACAGGTAAGAACTTATTGGAACTCTTCTACGAAGACAAAAAACGATGGGCATATACCTTTCAAAACTGCGCCATTCTGACCCGTCTAAAGAACATTAAAGAAGCGGTAGAAGATTTGGATGCAAATGGAAAGGGCTCTCAAGTCATTCTGACGGAACGTTCTGTTCTTACCGATAAATATGTCTTTGCTCAAATGTTACGCGATTCAGGCGATATGGATGATCTGGAATGGGAGCTATATGATAGCTGGTTCTCAATTTTCAGCAAACAACACCAGGTAAATGGTATCATTTACCTCTCCACGAGCTCCATGACTTCCAAGGAACGTATTCATATTCGAAACCGCCAAGGCGAAGATCGAATCCATTTAGACTATTTGGACGCACTAGACCGTCAGCACAAACAATGGATTGAATCAACTGATATTCCTGTTCTGACACTCTCCACAGAACCTGGCGCTTCTTTGGAGAATAATTTACAGCAAATTCGTGACTTTATTCAACAACTCAAACAACAATAATTACGCAGTAGTAAATGAACTATTCGTCTTGATGGATCTTCTCGAAGGGAACAGAGGAGATTTTTTACTTAACATCGCATTTCTCTCCCCCTCTTGTAATCGTTTTGCCTCATCGTCTTCATGCTTCTCTCGGAGAAGCGCGTCACGTTGTTCGCGTCTCTGACGCTGAGCCTCCTGTCGAGCTTCACGTTGTGCGCGTCGAGCTTCCTCTCGCTCTTCCCGTAGAGCAACTCGAAGAGCGTTGCGATTCTTTTTTCTAGCAGCCAATTCCTGGCGTCTTGTATTACGTGTTACATTACGCATCGCACGTGTCTCATTGCGTTCTTTTCGCATGGCATTTCGCATCTTTCGGGTTTCATTGCGTAGGCGATGACGCTCATTCCTTTGTCGTTGTTTCATACTTCGTATTTTACGAACCATACTTCGACGTAAACGATACTGCTCTGCCGCATTTACCGCAAGTTCTTCCTGTTTCATTTTACGCAATGAAACAGGTCTGTTCTTACGAGTATCCATATTCTATTGTACATTGATAAATTATCATAAGAACCATATCATATCATAATTAATAAATAATAGTACAAATTAACAATTAACATCACGGAGATAGGAACGAGATGGAATTCCACCATTAATCCATCCTGCTGCGGCGACCTCTGGAATGATATTCTTCGGATTCTGGATATTGTTCTTCAGCACTGGAATCATCGGAGTATATTGTTGCGAGAAGAACTGTTCAGTGACCGTACCACATTCCTTACCCATGCGCACTTGCTCTGAATGGAGCAACAAACTCTCTACATCACGAGACGGGTTACCGCCCTGCATGAAGGGGACGGTTAAGAAGGGGCGAGCCTGAGGGCGAATCTGGCAACGATTATTCTTGAACGCAATCTGGTTACGAAGAACAGAGTCTGCGTCAATTGCAGAATTATTGAAACCGAACCCTTCACGAGGGTACATCAAGAGTTGATCTGATGCAACAGGGTTCACGCCGGTAGCTTTAGGTACAAGATTTGTGGTCTGGTAACGACCGGGTCCAACAGACTGTGAATAAAATGATTGAATTCCGCAAAGGTCATCTCGGGAGTGAGTGAGTCGGTTAATCTCCATGATATCTACACGAATGCGCTATAAAAAATATAGGATAAACATGTTGTGTCAAAATACACCATTATAATAGTTATGATTTATTTTATTAATATATAATTCGATTACATACCGTAATACAATTATAGATATGGTATTTTACTTACGGATCCTGGTTTAACCATGGCAATGATTTTCCATCCGAACCTGATAGGCAAGCAGCTCTACCCCCCTCTTTACACGTCTTTCCAGGGATTTTGTACAACCAATCTGCAAAGGTACCCTGATCATTTGGCACCGTAGTAGAAGGCTGAGTAATAAATTGGCGCTGACCCTGATTTTTTCCAAACACATCGGTCGGATCGGAAAACCACTGAACACGGAAGAAATCATCCATGGTCTGTTTAACGGTCGGATTGCCAACTGTTGCCGCTTCAGGACGATCTGGGTTATACTTGATCTCGTCCAATAGAACGTTCATAAATAAATTACGAGAAGTCGGTGGAGTATAGTCAGGGAGCGAAGAACCAGAATAAGGTGCAGCGTCTACTTCGGCCATTCCAATCGGGTCTCCCACGGGTTGAACACTTCCTTTAGCTGACCCACCATTTACAAAATGTTCACTTAGTTGGGGTACTTCCACGCCAACTGGACCCGCTGGATCGACTGTTGTGGTATAGGGTAGTTCATAATACTCGTCGGCGGTCTTCTTTTTAGATGCTGTATACTTTGTAGGATGTAGCTCTTGTTTCGCTTTCTCATATGGAGCATTCACAGAAATAGGTGTAGTCATTACGATCACAAATGCAGTGATAGTACCAAACAACACCGCAACAAGCAAGGCAGGCAAACCTCCCATCACACTGGCAATCATTCCCAAAAAGAGTGATAATAATACAAGCCGGGCAACAAAGTTTATTACAGAATGTTCACAGGTAGGCCGGTATTGTAAACTTACATTTTGAAAAAGGACCGACGGTTCGGCCCAGAATGACGGCTCACATTCTTTCTTCTTCTCACTCATTCCTAACCCTTATCGACTTTATTTCTTATCAGTGTTTGCACCCTGTCGCTTCTTTTCTAGTTTTTTACGTAATCGGTCACGTACCGTTGCCATACGAGCACTTCCCTCTTTTCCAGCCTTACGAGCGATATCCATGTCCTCCATGCCAAAAGCGCTCTTGATTCCTCCCATCATATCTACGAAACTAGAGTTGCTTGAAAACTCCTTCATCAACTCTTCCGCCTCGCGCGCAATCTCGTGTGGTGAAATGGCACCCGATTGAACTTTCTGCTGAAGACGCTTTCCAATCTTCGCAATCGTCTTTTGGATGATTCCTGGGTTGTTTGAAAAGGTAGAAATCAAGATGTTAAATGCCCGGGACGGGTCTTTTTCGCAATCCTTCATCATTTCAGGCGAGATTCCCAAATCCTCAGGTGTAATATCTTTCACCATCTCTTGAGCCAGCTTCGCGAGATGACCCTTCAGAAATCGCTCAGGGAGTTTGGGAAATCCATTCTCAAACATTCCCTTCAAATCCGGCATTCCCTTTCCTGCTCCTGCAGGCTCGTTGGATCCATCATCCGGCTTGAAGAATTTCATAAACTTGCCAATGATGTCCGAAAAATCAACACTTTCCAATTTCTTCTTCATTTCGTCCATTGCATCGTTCATCCATTCTGGCTTTGCATCGCTAAATCCCGCCTCCATAAAACAGCAAATCGAAAGAATGCGAACGTGTTCCCAAATCGCCTTCTTAGAAACATCAGATAAGGAAGCCCATACGTTATCTGCCACTGTCACGCCTGGAAGAATTGTAGTTGGGTTCTTTGCATAATCATTTGAGTCCCCTCCAAGGGCATTTGATACTTTGACTTCTTCTTGGAAGCGTTTCAGACGGGTATCGGAATCCAGGGCAGCAGCGGCATGAATCTGCGCCGTATATTCGGGTAGGGCACCCAAAACATCATCCACGAAGTCATTGTATTTGGTCTGAAAGACTGATGGTTCCGTAGCTGAAGCCATGATTCTTCTTATGAATTACTAAAAACCATTTCAATTAACTCGCAGTAGGCTTTTACAAACCCCTCGTTAGGCGGTAGCCTTTTCCGCTAGAACACAAAGAACCTTCAGATACTGCCAGATGACCTCTTGATTCTTTGCTCCCATCGTATCCCAGTACTTATCAAAAATAGAGAGTGCCGAAATCATTTCATTGAACTGATTGGAAATCTTGTGTTGAGCAATCTGACGAAAGAGCGGAGCATTGCGCTCATAAATTGCCGTACCGCAATCTTTGTAGACGTGCTCGAGGAAGAGATCCAGAATCAGGCGGGGGTTAATCTTTTTAGCACCCTTCACAGCTTCCGTTGCCATCTTGATCTCCTTGTCATCCGGAAAGGTCTGACACATTTCGTCAAACAGATTTACAAGTTGTGTGTTAAATGCGCTTAGAATTGACATCTACTATGGTTATAACCGGTTATTTGCTTTAGATTGTTATTGACGAGTTATACGTTGTGGCATGCCCACATCACGATTTGCCTTATACTGTTCCATTTGAGCATCCAACATCTCCTCCTTCTTACTTCGCTTGGCATTGGAGTTCGTTGTCTGGAAGTTTGATGCCTCGCGAGTACTCACTCCATCGCCACCTCCCAGATAGGTGAAGTTATGTTTCATACTTAGTCCACCATTACCCTCGGCAGAAGTATCGGTGCCGATAAAGGAATATTGATCGCCGTACCCTCCTCCCATTTCCATATCCAAGTACGGCTCCGGCTCTGCCGGACCCTGACCGATACCGTTTCCGCCTTTGGAGCCACCTCCGTCTTTCATCTTTCGCTCGTACAACCAATTCATTACTTCGCCGTTTGTTCGTGGTTCTGGTTCGCCCGAAATGACAAGTGTCGGAGTCTGTTTGAGCCAACTGGGAAGGGCGGGACGATTAGGGCCCGGATCGACACAAATGAATCGCAATTCCTGATGATAATTTGTTTTTGAGATTTCTTCGATAAATGCTTTTGACCATTCGCACCGATTTGAATAGAAAACAATATGAATGGGAGCGGGGCGACTCATCCTTTTCTTCTGTACGAACGAATCGGTATCCGCTTGAACGCAAATGATAAAATTGATGGAAATGGAGTTCGGAGGTTAGGGTAGAGTCCTCCATGATGAAGTTCTTGAATGTCCAGCAACAAGATGATCGTACTTACACGTTTACTTTGGAGGGAAGTCATGTGACGTATGCGAATACGCTTCGTCGTTTGATGCTTACCGGTGTAGAAACCGTTGCATTTCGTTCTGATATGACGGCGACCGGTTCGACTACGGATGTTATCGTAAAGCGAAATGACACTCCGATGACAAATGAAATGTTGGCAGACCGTATTGGTCTGCTTCCTATCCATATTACTGAACCGAATGAATGGAATAGTAAAAAGTATCTGTTTACTCTGAATGTGGCAGGTGATAAAGACCAGGTCCGTTATGTCAAGTCGGAAGACTTTGTCGTTACGGACATCACCGATGTTGCCCCCTCCGAGCTTCCAGACGGAGATGACCAAAAGGAGGAAGAGATCGTTGGAAAACGCGTTCCGACAGAGATGTTCTTTCCTCGAAATCCCCTTACGAATGATACATGTCTTATCGCATCGCTTCAACCAGGCTCCGGCGCAAATCAACAACAAATTAAGATTAAAGCCGTTGCGTCGAAGGGTACCGGTCGCGAACACGCACGATTCAGTTCCGTATCGCAATGCTCCTACGAGTATACACCCGATGACAATCCTCAGCGAATTCAGGAATTGTTTATGAAATGGTTGACAATTACCAAAAAAGTAAATAATCCTGACAAGGCATCCGATCGATACGCCGAACTCCAGCGCGAATTCAATACAATGCAAATCAAGCGATGTTTCAAAATCAATGAGAAGGGTGAACCGTTCAGTTTTGACTTTACGGTGGAATCGGTTGGTGTTCTCGATGTGAAATACATTGTCAATCGCGCATGCGAAGTAGGTGAAAATATGTGCGGTCGATATGTCAATCTTCACGAAGGCGATCTTCCTGATGAAATCACACTCACTCCAGCGGATGCGCGTGTGATTGGTTTCGACTTCTTGTTTCGTGGTCATGATCACACACTTGGTAATCTTCTTCAGACATGGTTGGTGGAGCGTCATATTGAAGGTGATGCCAAACCAGCCATTACGTATGCTGGATATTCTGTTCCTCATCCTCTGCGTGATGAAATGGTTCTTCGAATTGGTGTCAAAGATGGAAAAGAGGCTACTGCACGCGCCGCAGTAGCGGCGGCGGCACGTGGATGCGCAGAATGGTTCAACCAACTTGGAGGACAGTGGAAGCTGTCAACAGGTAAGCCACTTGGAGTGTCATCCAATGCTAATAGAAAGGTACGTGTTGCCCCAAAACCCTAATCTATTTGTCTATTCTTCATCGATTGAATCTCGTCATATATAAAATTAATCAACTCAGGTTGATATTCCCATTCGGTTTCCTCTATTGTCCATATTTTTTGTTTCCATAATTTATATTGATCATGATATAATTCTTTTTTATCAGAAGATCGTTCTAATTGTTTTGCCAATTGTAACATGATCTGAATGATTCGTTTTCCATTCATGTTTGAAATATTGCTTTCATTAAATGATTGAGCCCATTGTAGACACGATAAATGAAATAAATCATCTAGATCATTCTGACTTTGGATCTGATCATTCATCATGATCTCGATCGGTTGTTTGCTTTGAAGAAGTTGTCCAATATCGGAACGATCTAAATCGAATATATTTTGTCGGTTGATCCGAATGTTTCGAATGATCCGATCCGATTCAAGCGTAATAGATACAGATTTCTCCTCTATTTCAGGAAGTGTAGAAATAGGATAAGGATGGAATAAATGAGAAAGAGATAAATCATTAGGAGGTATAATAGGAAGAGGGATATCACTTGTAAAATAAGTGATCATAAATATTCCAAAAGGTCTACGAAACCACGACGGGCCGATCGTTTGTTCTAGTTTTAACCAAATTTTACCATAACATTCAAGTGTACTATCGTATGATTCATTAAACGCATTTCGATTCTGTTGAATGGTATCCTCTTCACGATCTTGCCAATCATCCATCCATTGAAATAAGATACCTAGATGATTTCCCCACAATCGCCACGCATTTCTATCTAAATCCGTACATACAGCCACTATTTCAGTAACCATTTCAAAGAGCACCCCTGTTTTCATCGATGCCAATTCAACGAGTGTTCCTTTTTTATCTAAATCATAAATTTGTCCAACCATTAGGCGTTGGAGATGATATAATATGATACGATTCCAATCTGATTCAGAAACATGTAGCGGTTTATTTTCGTTCCATAACAAATATACCATATACATCACATCATGAAAGATCATGAGTGATTTTTTATTAGACAATGTCAAATGGAGTGTAGGTTTTCCGCGACGTGTGGTCGCATTATCCATCCATGGCGTATCATCCAAAATTAAACTTGCCGCATGAATACATTCAATTGCAAAAGCGAGTTCTCCACAGGGCTCCCCATCCGGAGACAAATAGGACCATAATTCACAAAAAAGTCGCGCACGAATCTCTTTTCCACCTGAAAAAAGATACCTCCATGATGGATCTGCAATATGAGGTGGATGAGTTTGATACCAATATAATTTCCATTTTTGATGGATATGTGGTCGAAGCGTTTCCCACGACATTCTAATCGTGATTCGATTTGTAACCATTCATATATTACACATCAAGTGTGCGACCGTCTTCGGAAAAATGACACCGTACACCTAGTATTTCTATTTCTTTGATGAGAGCGCCACATCGTTGAATGTATTTCGCAAATGCTGCCTCAGCAGAAGAATAATTATCGATCGAATAAGGGTTCCATCCTTTTAAAAAGAACGCACGTACAGCATAACATCCAAGAACACAATCATTCTTATTCCATGTCAAGTTACATACATCATAAAATTTTACAAAAGCATCGTATTGATCTTTGATCACAACATCAAAAAATGCGGAGGAGGTAGCAGGATATCGACCGGTCAACTTAATGATCATATCGTCTGCTCGAATATCCAGTTGATCGATCACGGCATGGAGGTCAAGCAATTCATTGATCCCTTTGCTTTTGAATGAGAGGTGATTGTGATCGGTATATACAACTGGAACGCGTTTGCCATGATGTGTAAATTGATCTAAGCATGTCGAACGTTGTCCATTATTTTCCACAATGATCGGTTGAATCGCGACAGGAAGGTGGGATAATGTTTGGGTGATGGCTGAAATATATTCCCCTTCTCGTTTGGAATTCACGGTGAATCGATTGGTATGAAGTGACGCAGTAAGAATTAAATAAATCATCTATAGATGATATTTTTGATTCATTTTAGGTTAGCGACCACTTTTTTAAATCGAGCATAGGCCATTCGATTGCATACAATCGATGTATGAAAATGCTTATGGAGATTCCCTTTATTCGAGAATGTACTGTGACAAAATCGACATTCATTGGGAGAACCCTCTGCTGCAACCGTTTCTCCTAATATTTCATCCATAAAGATATGAATGGAGGCAGGGACATGTTCGTATTCCTCCTTGTTAGGAAGAGTGAACCAATAGGCGCACATCGGTGTAATTTTATGATGGGTGAGGAGATTCGATGAACTAGGAAACACTCTCAAGCATGCCTCGCATGTAAAAGTTGTTCCTGAACGCGTCGAACTCTTTGTCATGATTTCTTCCAACGGTGATAAAATAGGCTTTTCTACTAGTTTTTCTACAGGCTTTTCTACGAGTTTTTCAATGGGCTTTTCTACAGGCATATCAAGTATAAGTGTTCTACTTGTTTGTTTTTCTGTCATTAATGAAATCACTGGTGTAATAATACGTTCAGTGGCGGGTACATTTTTAGAAGAAAGGCTAGAGAGAAGGCTGTATAATTTTTTGTATTCCTCGTCTTCATTACTCATTATATAAAGAAACGCATCCCGATTTTAAATACGTTTTAATCGACTTCTTCTACTGATGGACCTGAGCGTGTGCTTGGCTGAGCACTAGCGCTTGGAGCATTTGCGTTTTCAGCACCAGGCGAACCCGCATTCTCATACATCTTTGTCATGACAGGGCGAATCTTCTCCTCGTACATCTTCTGCTTCTCATCAAACTCTGCCTTCTCCGCATCCTGGTGAGCCTCCAACCAATCAATACCCTCCTGAACCCACGCTTCCACCTCTTTCACAGTGTCTGCGCCCAGCGACTCCTTTACCTTATCCTCGCGTACCGCATTACGAGTATTGTACAAGTATGCCTCCAGCTGATTCTTAGCATCGACGCGCTCCATGCGGATCTTATCCTCTGCGGCATGCTTCTCCGCCTCCTCTACCAAACGATCAATATCCTCCTTACTCAGACGGCCCTTATCATTGGTAATTGTAATCTTAGTTGACTTACCAGTGGACTTCTCTGCCGCCGACACATTCAGAATACCGTTCGCATCGACATCGAATGATACCTCAATCTGCGGCACACCGCGCGGCATCGGCGGAATACCCTCTAGCTTGAAATCACCTAGACGATTACAATCACGGGTAAACTGACGCTCTCCCTCATACACCTGAATCAGAACGCCTGGCTGATTATCGGCATAGGTAGAGAACGTCTGTGACTTCTTACACGGAACAGTCGTATTACGCTTAATCAACGGAGTCATCACGCCACCTGCCGTCTCCAGACCCAGTGAAAGCGGCGCAACATCAAGAAGAATCATATCGGAAGTACGATCTGTTGTATGCTTACCTGCCGTCAAAATGTGAGCCTGAACCGCAGCACCATACGCCACTGCCTCATCCGGATGAACCGAATCATTCAGCTTCTTACCATTGAAAAACTGACTCACCAGCTCACGAATCTTCGGAATACGTGTCGAACCACCGACCATGACAACCTCGTGAATGTCCGTCTTCGACATCTCTGCATCACGAAGAACCTGCTCAAGAGGCGCCACTGCACGACGAAATTCACTGTCGCAAAGCGATTCGAAGCGTGCGCGTGTGAGCATCAGATTCAGATCAATTCCGTTCGCCAATCCATCAACTTCAATGGTGGCCTGTGTGGAGCTGCTGAGACTGCGCTTGGCACGCTCGCATGCGGTGCGGAGACGGCGTAGAGCGCGGGCATTATCCTTGAGAACGACTCCCTTGTTTTTCTTTTCAAACTCCTGGACGCACCAATTGACCAAGAGACAGTCAAGGTCCTCACCACCGCAATGAGTATCACCAGCAGTTGCCTTCACTTCGAAGACACCATCGTCGATCGTAATAAGTGATACATCGAGAGTGCCACCACCATAATCGAAGATGACGACATGCTGTTCGCCCGATTTCTTCTTATCAAGCCCATATGCCAGAGCGGCAGCGGTAGGCTCATTGATGATTCGCAGAACATTCAGACCGGCAATGACACCCGCATCCTTTGTTGCCTGACGTTGAGAATCATTGAAATACGCAGGAACCGTGATGACCGCATCCTTCACTTCGCATCCCAGATAGGCCTCTGCGGTCTGCTTCATCTTGGTCAAGACCATGGCGGAGATCTCCTCAGGTAGATATGCCTTTTTCTCACCCTTGAATTCTACTCCAATTCGAGGCTTATTATCGGCACCGGCAGCCACTCCAAATGGCCAATTGGTCATATCTTTTTTAACAACAGAATCATCAAACTTGCGACCAATGAGTCGCTTCGCATCAAATACAGTATTTTGGGGATTGGACGAAATCTGATTTTTGGCAGCATCTCCGATCAAACGTTCCGTCTCAGTAAAAGCAACATAGGACGGCGTGGTTCGATTTCCATGCTCATTCGCAATGACTTCCACACGATCATTTTGGAAAACAGCAACACAGCTGGTGGTAGTTCCGAGGTCAATTCCAATCGCGTAAGACATTTCTAATTAAATAAGACGACTCATTTTTAAGCCCTTTTATATAATTACCAAAAATTTGAATTTACACCGCTTGAATCATTCCATAATAAATATCTTGAATTCCTCGAAGGAGAAATGAAATGCGCTGCCATGGTTGCTTGCGCAGATAATCATGAACTTCGTTCAGTGTCACTTTCTTATTTGCCGATCGAAGTTGAGATAGATAATGACCGTGAAGAGAATACAAGTGAGGGTGGTACATTTTATTGATCTTGTCGATCGTCGTCGTCTTCCGAACGTGAAGCTGTTGATATTCTGTATAGATTGAATGAATCAGAAATTTCATCATCTCTTGATAAAAAGAGAACATCACTGAATCCTCTGGATAATATTCCAAGTAGGTGTGTGCAAGATTTTGAAGATATAATTGAACAAATCGATCGACGATGGAAGAAGCATTTCCACGAAGTGATCGAACCGCGAGATAAGATTCTGATCGGAATCTCCACCGATTACCAGATTGATCTTTGAAGACGATGCCCTGAACCTCCCAGGTTTGTGATCGAAGTTGTTCATGAGCCCATGTTGTAATCTGATCAGATCCTTCGGTCAATGGAATAGAAGAAAGAGGTACACAGTGTGAAAATGATGCTGGTGTATCTTGGATGGAAATGGTTCCATCGGAGTAGACAATTGCCTTATGAATGAGGGTTACGTTGTTCCCCTTGATCGGCGTGACGATCCGATGATCAACATGTTGTACGAGAAAACTAAAGCACGTTGCTACTTCATTGTTTTCCGAATCAGGTGAAGGAAAGTCACCTGCCTTTCCCTGAATGATCATCTCCAGAGATTCGGCGGGTTCCGTAATGTTCCAACCCGTATAGGCCTCCACAAACAAATGACGAAATGACTTGGCGGAATGAAAGTGTCCGGACGCATCCAATTTGGAACGACTCGTGATATACAGGGTCTCATCGCCAACACGCTTGAAACAATTGATCATGAAACCGTCGATATGTTCTTGACAAATGATTCCCGCATCTACCGCCTCTTGACGCGTCTTGAATGGAAATTCAGTCGTTGACGATTTAGGGGGCGAAACAGAGACTGGTGTATTTGTGTTTCGATCCCATACCACGGAGCGAAACCACGTACTATGAGGAAGATCCATGTTGGAAATACCCTTCTCATAGCGAATAAGTGACAATCCATTATCTTTATTTTGATGTACGACACGAAACAGTCCACCCTCTTCCGATTCTAAATAGGCTTCCAATTGTTCCCATGTTGGATAACGCGATCGTAACTCTTGAAATACGGTATTCGTGAAACAAATTGACATCTGTTTTTACTGATTACATCATCAAGAATTCCCTTTATATCCGCGCCGCAATCAAGGAGCGATTTATCACACAATAGAATCTCATGACGAAGATAGGGAACATGGCATCTACGCAGATGGGTGTCCTGGATAATGAGATAGAAGAGGTATCCTTCAATCAAATCGAAATGGTACCAGATGAACAGGGCATCGAGCCATCCACAGTAGAGACGGTCGCGGTTGGTGACCCCCTATCGGAATCTGTTCAAATCGCTCCGACAGTGAGCAAACTCGGAGAAGAAGATAGCCCTAATTTATTTATTCAATTGGGCGATGATGTTATCATTGAATCTATTACCTATGGTCGAACGATCGGTACTGTTTATTATCGAAGTCTTGAAATGATTCATGTGAAACCCGACGGTGTTTCGAATGATGTTCATCGATTTGCGGTAGAACAAACCGAAGACGGTGAAGAGCATTTTAGCGAAGAAGATGGTGTAAGTGCCATTTATATTCTAAAGAAACGTGAAGTTGAATCCTTTGTGGAACAACAAGACATTCGCGTCAATCAGATTATTGATACATTTGATCAGGACCGAAAACCGTATAAAACATATAAGGTACTTTCGGTCGAACAATCTGATGATAAAATTACAGTCCAAGACCCAAATGAAGAGAAATCGGAAGAACTAGACTTCGGATTCATTGGTATTCCAGCGGACAAACACCGTGAATTTGTGGTGATGCGTGTTCGCCCAATGGTCTTCTCAGAAGAGCCCCCCTCAGAAGAGGACAAGTTACACGAACAGCAAGATCAAGAACATCAGCCTATTGAGGAACAAGCCGAATCTGATCTCGCTGAATTGGAAGACCTTGGAATCGAAGAAGTTGGCGAGATCGAAGTGGTTCGAGCAAAAGTCTATACAGAGGCTGCCGCGTATGAACAACGCATTCCGGATAATATTCAGCGAATCGATGCGCTAAACGATTTCCTTTCCAGTTTGGATCCAAGTCTTCAAAATGATCCATATGCGTTGCGTTCGATAAGAACATTGGTAGAAACACTATTTTATTTAAAACAATCTACCATCTCTTACGAGAAGTCTGGAGAAATCCAAGGTGCCAAAGCACTATCTGCCTCTACACTTGTCGATCTGATTCAGCGCGCAGTAGTGCCACTTGGTCGTCCAGTTCTTAATATTTCAAAGAAGGAATACAAAGTAGATGATTTTGACCAGAAATCAGACGCAGAAAAAATCCAATTTGTAGATTTCGAATGGGAACTTCAGCAAATGAAGGACAAAATCAGCTCTCTTGTATCTGGTTCCATTAAGGGTGATTCAAAGGGAAAAATTGTAACAGAATGGCACGATCAGCGTTCCTTTCTTAGCCAATATGCGTCTCCATGGAGACATCTTGGTGTGGATGAACCCCTTTGGAAGGCATCGACCGATTCGGATTTTTTCAGAACGAACCCACCTGATTCCGAACAAGCATCCCTTCCAGGATACATTGCGAGCCATGATATGAAATCTCCACCCATCTTTCACAAAGTACCATTTGGTATCGAACGTGCATTAGCAACAACCTATCGCAAAGGAGCAGAACGGCGAAAGGTAGCATTATTGGAAGAAGAGCAAGCTTCCATGAACTCGTATCTATTATTTCCCATTCGCGCAGCACCTTATTTGGGATCGACACGTTCTCACCAATTGGCGGTTGATAGTGGACGTAGCCATCTCCCTCCAAAAACAATGAAGACGATTCTGAAAGAGCTGGGTGATCCTACTGAAATGGGTGCAACATCAAACGACATTGTATTATTACATACCGCGGGTCAAACCCTTGGAAATATTCCACTAGTGGACTACATTCGAGGAATAGCATTTTCATCATTGGGTTTAGGAGATACCTTTTCTACTTTGGAGCAATATGGCATGGAGAATATGGAGTTGAGTCAAGAGCTGACAGAAGTATTATTGGAGAAAATAAAAGCATCTCAGTCACAACTTCTCTCCAGTCTTGGAGGTCTACGTGATGCGATGGTAACCACGGAAGCAAAAGAAGGAGAGCCTAACCCGCTGTTAGAGAATCCCGCATTTTTAGAGGAAGTTCAGCGTCAGCCTATTTTGGCAAAGGTGATACAAGAATACGAAGAGAGAAATATTTCACTCTCATCATCTGATCTCGGAAAAGTAATCCATTTAATGAAAGCACATCCGAATTATTTTCAAATTGCCGCTGGAAAGAATGCGCTCTTAATGGGAAAGGCATTCATTGATGCAAATCGTTCGATCTATCTGTCTCAACTTTCGATCGAACAGCAGATTGATTATAACAAAGAGAATTCAGGAATTCATCCTCGTAAAAATTCATGTCGTCATGTTGCGGATCTTGTCAGTCTACGAAAGTTACGCGATGATTCAGAGAGATTTCACGAATTAACAAAGTTCGCGACACGATATCAGGGTGCTCGTGATCAGAATTGGATCAAATGTAACGTGTGTAGCGAACATCTACTATGTGTCCACGAGCGTTTACAGCTTCAAGCTTATTTAAATCCGAAAGAGAAAGACACGATCGAAAAAGAGATCGTTCTCATGTTTTCGGGAGGACAATTCCAAGGTAATTATATTTGTCGAAACTGCGGACAGACCATACGTGAATTAGGCTTTGATAATAACTTGGAATTTGATGATAATGGTAAACCTAAGTCGGGTCGTGCCGTTCTCGTAGATCAAGACGCGCTATTCGATGAAGATCTTGAGCAAGCCACGGGTGTGCCACTTGAACCCTCGCTCGAAAAGGAAATGGGACTGGGAGAATCGGAAACTGCTATTTATCATATCGTTCGCGAGATTTCAGAACGTGTTGGCATTCTGTTGGATAAGCAGGGATATCGAAATGTTATTCGTGGTGCGCAAAGTTGGATCGATAAATTCCCTGATCGTAAAACTTATGCGAGAAAGCAGGAGAAATCGAAAGGTCGTATGCCAGATTATGAGATCGCAACCTCTCGAGACATCATTAATGCAGCTGCCGTTTATTTATTGATCGAGATCCAAGCCAAAATTCCAGCGTATGTGGTCCGATATGCCCTGAAAGGCTGTAAATCACCTGGGTTTGAAGGATATCCGCTCGATTCAAATGAATCGAATCAGCAGGGTATTCAATATATTGCTTGCGCGATTTCATCTATTCGTAAAAAAGAGAAACCATGGACGCTTGCTTATCAAGCCATTCCCGATGATAAGGTGCGTCAGGATGGTATTTCGTTATCTATCACAAGAATCATAAAGGATATCATTGGTAATGATATGATTCAAGCCCAGTTAGAAGAGAAACGCCGATATTTGTTACATGTACATGGTACATCGTCTATGGATGGTGAATCAAGAACAAAAGATTCTATCCCAGCCTCATTTCTTCCAGAACAGATCATTCTTACACCAGAGGAGGCTGCGAAACATGTCATTTCACGTGAAGTGGTAGAAGCTGTAGGAAACGAACGTGCCCGCGCAGGACTCGTTGCATTATGGATTCGCCAGGCTCATGCGATTGCTGAAAAAAGCGCTCATTTGGTGCGTGGTTCTGCCTTTTCAGAGACAACTTGCTGTATTAACCCTATTCAAGAACCTGGTGCTTATTGGAAATCGATGGGCGAACTCCCTGAAATTCATAAACGAACCTTAATCCCGCATCGTCAAGGTCAGAGTCTATTGACCGAATTTATTCCACGCGAGGCGGAGAAGGGTGTGACCGAGCCAAATAAGGATTTATATTTTCGTTTATTTTTGAAATGTTGTTTTACAGGTCCACGTATTGGATATTCGCATCAACCAGGCTTGACACATCAGTGTCTATGGTGTGGATTCCAATTTCCCACCGATCCTACCGTGATGGACACAGACAAGGAGGGTAAGGCGGCACTTGGTGAAGTGGATACAAATACTACCAAATTCACAGAGCTGTTAGACACGATACATAACGTAAACCGCGTGGAGCCGATACGTCTACGTGAAATCTCTACTGTTAGAAAATGTATGGATGAACTGATTGGAATTAAGCCAGCCCCACTTGATGATTGGGAGCGGCTGATTAGAGTAACAACAGATCAATTTATGAAACTAAATCATCCAGGCGCAAACGCAGACGATTTTGCTCTGGCTGCGGGTGAATTATCGAACGCGGCAAGCGACGCACGTGCCAATGTGGAACGCCGCTTATCATCCGATAAACTTCATCGTATCTTGGAGGGAATTGCTCGTTTATCATGGGTCGATTTTTTCAAGGTTCTTCAGACATATTTTATTGTTCCATTTCAACGCATCTCCTACAACTTTTCACCAGAATCATTTAAAATTCCAGTAGAGATGGTCATGTCCTTATCGGCAACCCATGTCGAAAAAGATTTACAACCTGTTTTAGAAAAGGAGCTTGCCTTTCTTACAGCCAATAAGGGGATAATCAGCGGCGACCAAATTCAGTTTGCGAAATTGAAATTGGAGGATTATCTTGCTCAAGTATCTGCGCTCCTGCCCTCTCTGAATCATATTCGACCAAGTGTGATTCCAGGTGGGGATACCTCATTATTATATATTCGTCAAGCATTTCTATACGGACCTCTTTCGATGCTCCTTGATTCTTCACGCGTTCCATCTACTATTGGATATCAGAGCACGGTTGGTGCGATGATGGATGATTCGATTGGATTTCTGCTTCGAATGGTTAATTCTTCTTTGAATAAATACACTCGTGAGTACTTATCGTATGACGCAAAGGCGATTAAGAATCTGATTGCGGAACGTGAAGAGAAGGAACGTGTGAACGTCGTTCGAGAATTCAATGCTCTATCCGATGAAGAACGTCAGGTAGAATTAATGAAAAAACGACGCGGTATGGGTAAATGGGCAGTCGGTGGTACGAAGTTGATTCACGCATATGATAAGGATTATTATGATCAGGAACGCCAGAAACGTCTTGATGCGGGCATCATTGATTTTCCCGGTCGAGGCAACGGCGAAATGGACGGGCCGCAAGGTGGAGACGTCGATGAATTAGGCTTTCGTCAATACGATGATGAAGAATATGAAAGAGAAGGTGGATATGACTTTAATCAGCACGGAGACGACGATGAGGATTAAGAGAATATTATGGATGGTTTTTTTCTAGTAAGAACAATAAGGAATGTCCCTGCTCATCTATTCAGGATTACTGTACTTATTAGGTATTTCCATCATTCTCACTTTTAAACCTGAAGTAATGTTTACAAAAGAGGGAAATTGGAAAGAGTTTGGTCTTGGACGTTCGAAGACTCGTTATACGTGGATGCCATTTTGGCTGTTCGCGATTCTTTGGGCAATTCTGTCCTATCTATTCGTATTGATCATTGCGAGTCATACGGGTCTTGGAGGAGTGAGCGAAAATACGGAGATCAGTATATCAAAGGATACGATTGAACCTGAAAATGTGTCGATGAAGGCCATGTCGCCAGTTCCACAGAGTGTACTAAAGAAGAAGCCAAATTCCATGGGAGATATGAAGAAGGGTTATTACATTTTGGATACCAATGAGACAATGAAGAAGGGAATTCCGAAATACATCTACTTAGGACCTGAAGCCCCCAATCTTGTTTATCATCATCAGTTGGAAGGCGACAATACGGTAGAAACAGACTAACATACAACTGCTGTTCCGCTACCGATTACGATTCCAAATAACATAGAGAAAAATAAATAAAATCCATAGGCTAAACCGGATACCATAGGCGCTTTTGCTTCTATGCTTTCCAGTGATGGAGGAGGCTTACAAGAGTTTGATGAATTTTTGCGGTCGGGTTCGGGTGTATAAAAAGGCGCAATAATGGATACAACAGGTATACGGCAAAAGGAAATAGAAGAAATAGCCAAGCCAATAAATATAGCAACGATCGCTGGAATCGCACCCATAAATGCTTTTCCACTATCCGTGTTGTTACAATACATGTATTGTGATGCCATATTCATTCCTGACGCAATGAGAAATCCGATAATAGGAAGTCCAGCCCATAAAATAACATTAAAAGCGGGAATAGAGTCTTTTGAATAGAATAGAAACAACGTAATAATAAAAAGGATACATCCCGCTGGAACGGCAACAGACAATGCGTTGATACTTACGCTAGCTGTACCCGGATTTGACATGACTAACATCTTAATAGAAAATATTCACATTCATTCGGACACGTATAAAGACAACATTTCAAAATCAAGAGGTACAGTAGAGATATGGCGGCAGAACCAACTAGTGAAGAGTTGAGACGATTTTATGAGGAGCGTTCTAAGCAAACAAAAAGGGATCGGTTTCGAATTGATAAGCAAGGTGATTTGGCAGAATATGATACAAAAGGCACATTGGTAAAAACGATTGTTCTTCCTACGTATCGTCCGCCAACAGAACCTGAAATAAAAGACATGGAAGAAGAAAGAATTGCCAATATTGCGGCGGCGAATCATGCGTTTGAAGATGCTCGTCGCAGTCTATACCAAGCTCTACAAGACAGCACCTCGAGCCGTTCGGATATATTAGATTTAAATCGCAGTGTACGTGATGCCGATATTCTTCTTCAGAAGGCTCGTTTTCCCTTAAGGTCCGTTCATTCTGAAAGTCGCATTAAAATAAAAGAAATTGATTTTAACCAAATGCAGGAAACACGTGTATTTCCCTATTCTATTGCGTTTACAGAGGTTCGTCCATTTACATTACAACAGCAATATGTGCGTATTGGTGATATCCCTCTTCCACAGGTGGTAAGTGTAGCGGAAGCACTACAGGCAAATGTACCAGCAGAAACCGTTATCTTGTTTTCGGACCAGGATATGGAGATGAGCCCTTATGGATTCTTGGCGTTGGGCTGGACCGTCGCAATCCCGTTCAAGGAAAAAATGTACAAATCGGCACGTCATGCGATCTTTGCAGAATTGGCGAGAGAATTCAATCCAGAACGTGCGGACGCGATTCAGAATGCGGAATTAAGTTCGGATATTCGTTACACGATTAATGATACAGAAGGAGGAAGCGCTGTGAATCAAATGAAATGGAATATGACACTATCTCGTTTGATTGATGAGGTAAATCTTGTTAAATTTAATCAATATAATGAATTGGCACAGCGATTGATGGAACTTCCCTCTCCATTAATCATCGGCGCATGTGAACCGAATGATACTTATATGGGTATTGGATTATCGATTGATAACATGAAAGCAAAAGATAAATTGGCATGGACGGGTGAAAATCTGCTTGGAAAGGCGTTAATGAAGATTCGAGAGATCTTTATTGCGAAACGCACACAACTTGCCGAACAAAGTGCGAAACGTCCGCGAAAACCCAGGGCTCCATCCGCTGTATCCAGTACAAGTGTGCCAGGTGCTACACCGATGGGTCTGGCACCACCACTATTACCATCAAATGTAGGTGTGACACCGATGTCATTGGCACAGCTAAATATGGCAAACGCAGCGCCTATTGCAGCACCGATGGCAGTACCTATGGCAAACGCAGCGCCTATGGTAGCATCTGTTCGTAGAGGCCCGCGTATACCCCCTCGCGCACAACCACATGTAATACAGCAAGCAATACCACAAGCAATACCTCAGGTAATGCCACAAGCAACGTCATTCGTTGATGATCATAAATACGACACGTAATTTACTTGCTTAATGGAAAATCTTTGAGTTTATCTTGGTTCTTGTCACAATCCACCTTAGTGGCTTTGTAACGATAACATGTCCCATTTTTATCTTTATAGACCGTTTTATCTGCGATATCTGGATGTGGGTATTTATAAACAACAGTCTCTTCCGGTTTAACAAATAAAATAGCAATGATGCCAAGGACAAGACCCGCCAAAAGGGGAACGATACGAATATGACTGATCATCTTTACTCGGTACCCAGAAAATAGAGTGAGGAGTAATCAGGAAACATGAACCTTCTCAAATTATTACATGATGATAAATTCAACGTATTTTTCAGCTTGATGCTGGGAATTGGTATCATTTGTGTTATTCGCCCTATATGTACTGGCTCAGAGTGTGCTGTCAAAAAGGCTCCGTCGGAGAAGGACTTTGATCAATTTGTTTATCGTGTGGGAGGCGATAAGTGCTACTCCTTTAAAACAGAAACAGTGGAATGTCCCTCGTCAGGAGTGATTGAATCCTTCCGAGAGAGCCCGTCGCGTGCGACGCCTGCCCAACCACCCACTCTATTCGCGGTACGCAGTACACCGATTTTGTCCTGCGCGTAGTTTACTCTAAAGGATTTCTGTCTTTTTCATAAGAAATGGCAAGTGCGGGTACCCTGCTCAGTGACCTCGATGGTAAGTCTCCGGTATTTAGCAAAGATGATGATCTTGTTAATAAGATTCTGGCAGACATGAACATGCCGAGTTCATCTAATCCTATTATGTCGGCTCCTCCGCCCCCTTCCGGTAACGGAAGTCGAATGATCCAAGCGCCAAATCCCAATACTGTTTATCCAATGGCGACCGACCCATCAATCGCTACGGCGCATCTGATTGGAAAGGAATACCCGTCTACTGCTGATTTTGCGAATTTGATGCATGCCCCAAGTTATTCGCATGGAGGGTCCGCATATGCTAGTGTTGCACCCCATCAGATGGCAGCTCCCCCCACCTTAGTGGAAACAAAGGGTAACTTTTACTCGGATATTTTGGCCCAGATAAAGCAGCCCATTCTGGTCGCCATCATTATCTTTCTTGTTAGTTTACCAATTCTCAATGTATTAATCGGCCATTATGTACCTTCTCTTTTACGAATTGGAGGAGATGTTACTACGGTAGGATTGGTTGTCAAATCAGCGATTGGTGGATTTTTGTTTTGGTTCATTCAGAAAGTTCTGGTTCCATTGATGGCCGTATAGTAAAAACTTTCTTACGAAGCAAATAGGAGAAATGAACTTCAATCAAACTACTTATTTTATCTCAATGGTATTGCTGTGTATCACTGCGCTGTATACACTGGTCTATTCTGGTATTACAGGACTACTCTTCTGTTCCGCATTTGGGTTGATCATTGCCGCATTTGTGAATCAGCCGGAGTTAATTGCTGCAGCAGTAATCATCTTTTCCTTGTTTTACTTGTTTTTTCTGAAGCGATATTTAAAACGTTTTGAACCGTTTACGAATCAGAGCGATGAGATTGTGTCGCGCATTGGAGACATTGCTTCAAAGCGTAAACCCTCTCACCATGTTCCGTCCCAATCTCGTAAGGAGCCGTTTGGTGTGTATGATCCCGCGATTGAGGGATTTCAAGATGTGAGCCCTGACGCACCGAAGGATGGCGCGTCGTCCAATAGCTCTTCTGCGTCGACTTCTCAGACTACAAACCAGGTCCCTTCGGAACAAGTGAAGGCGGTGACAAGCGCGCTAGAGGGAAAATCGGATGAAGAGATGGAAAAGGAAGAAACCAAATCAGCAACAGGAACTTTGTTCAAAACGGGTCAGATGCCGTCAGAGAACATTGGCGGGCCCAAGCTAGATGCTGGAAAAACTATTATGAAGGCTATGGAGTCATTTGATTCGAATACCGTTGGCGCAATGACGGATGACACGAAGAAGCTTCTGGAGACACAAAAGAGTCTCATGGGAATGTTGACACAGATGCGCCCTGTTCTCTCGGAAGGAAGAGAGTTGCTTCAGACCTTTTCAGGTATGTTTGGCGGTGGTTCCAATGGAAACGGATCGGGTATGCAGTTTAAGCTATAAGTGGGGACGCAAGCCTCTCTAAGCAGCTTTCAGCTGCGTCGCGGCAAAGCCGCTTACGCCCCTGTATTGATAGACATACACCGCAAGCCCACATCCTTTAGAAATGTAAGTGTATGTAAAGTATTTGACGAATTTTTTATAAAAACGATATCAAATAATAGAGTCATGGCGCGTGGTAGTTGTCCTCCAGGCGTATTTTGTTTATCAGAAGGAATTCTGGTTGTATTGGGTGTAGTATTATTATTCTTATTTATCGTGATTTACTTGATGAAATCACCACATACCATTGTTTTTCCATCATCTCAGCACCAGCAAATGCCTCCTCCACCGGCAGTTATGATCCAGCAAGGCGGCGGAGGTGATTCGCGGTATGATCGTGCGCCTCAGCCATTACGCGATTGGATGGGACGACCTGAATTCCCCCCACGCGGAGGATTATCATCCATTCCAATCAATATTCCGACACAAGGTCTCCCTGAAACATTTCAGTCCGTTGGAATTATTAATGTAGGAGAGCAAGTTCTACCACTATACGGACGCCGAACCACGGGAAGTAGTGATCGATGGAATTATTATACTCGTACCGATACATATAATCCGGTCCCTGTTCCTGTCCAATTTGGACGTCGTGACTGTATGGATGATACGGGATGTCAAGAGATCATGTCGGGTGAATCCGTTGCGATTGATGCGCTCCGTAAAGAGGGAAAGACCAATATTTATCGAATGGGAGGTCCCAAATATATTCCAGGATTGATATAGAAATGGCATCTCGTGCGGCAATTCTATGTATGGCAATCGTCATAGGTGCTATCTTATATGTCGTCTATACCAATATGAATTCACTTGAGCAACCTAGTCTGGAAATACCAGTAGAAGAGGCTAGATCAAAACGGTACCGATTAGTGATCGATGTTCGCACTCCAAAAGAGCGTGAAGAGTTAGGGTATTACCCGAACTCCATACCGATCGCAGTCGATCAATTAAAAACAGATGTGCCATTTCTGATCGGATCAGGACTTCAGAGTTTACAATCACCGATCTTGGTTTATTGTAATGGGGGCCGTCGTGCGCAGCTTGCTGCGGAAATCTTATACCATTTAGGCTATACCAATGTACGATATATTTCTACATCATACCTCTCTCTCCTGCCAGGAAGTCGATAATCGTACCAAAAAGATCCTATCTTTTTTCTAGAGAAAGTCAGATGTTTTGCCCAGCGAATGCCAATACGGGATTAGTTCAATTGGTCGGACCCATTGCTGCCTCTGATCTAAAAAGTATGACGAATGCTCAAGCACCACTTTCTATTAAGTTTGAACCACGAAGTACTCCTCCGAGTCTATCAGGAAATCAAATTATAGAATCACCAAATAATACCTGTACCTACAATGCGCAGAAATTCAATTTAGAGAGTGTTCAAATTGTATCATCGGTTCATACAGGATACAATCTTCCAGGAAATACAGAGACGCCTGTTGCCGAATTAATTCTTAGTTTTGTGGCAAAATCACCTCCATCGTCTCGAACACAGTTATCTGGAATATTAATGTGCTTACCTATTTATGAATCAAGTTCAACCTCTTACGATGCTTATTTAAAGCAAATCTTTGAAAATGATCCCACTAAACCAAATAACGCAACACTGGAATCACTCTTCTACTCTTCTAATGCGGAGACAAGTCAAACGTCATTAGGATATCGAACATGCTTTGAGACAAGTGATCCACAGGGTAAAATTGAATCACGCAGTATATATGTCCTTGTCTTTCCACATGGTATTCATCTTGCTTATGCATCGTATCGTATGCCTAAAAAATCACTTGTAACCTATCAACTTCCCTCCGGTCTTCGAGGTAACAACGCAACGGTACGCAATTATACAATCAACGATAATGGTGATAAAAAGGTGACACAAATTGACCATTCTGGTGTCATGTATACGATACCCATTTCAAGCTGTAGTGATGAATTTAAGAATGGTCGGTTTGAATACTTTACCTTTCCTCCGAAACTACCATCTCGTACCCCTACAAATAAAAAGGTATCAGAAGGGTTTAAAAATAGGGCAGAATTACCAGACCCAGACAGAATGATAGCAGCACCAAATACATGTCCTACCGTTAAGCAGTACACATGTAGACCATTTGATCAACTACGTGATGAAAATGGCAATTACACTAAAGTATCAGATGGGACATGTTTAAAGGATATTATTAATGATCGTGCGACACCTTCTTCCTCTGACTCTTCCTCCAGTTCTTCCTCATCCCTCTCTATATCCGCACCTAATGTGCCTTCAAATGAATTATCTGTTGCAGAGATTGAAGGAATTGTAGGAGGAGTGATAGCTGGTTCAATCCTTTTATTGTTTGTGACTTGGGGAATAGGTAAGTATTCAAATTCGAATCAATAACTAGGATGATTCTGGAACTATCCATTCTTGTCATCAGTATTGCGATGATTTGCCTAGCACTTTATTTACGAAATCATGATCCTATTACGGCAGAACCCTTTGAAGTAGAAGAGGAATCGTATTTACATTCATGCCCTTATGGATACAAGTCATATCATTTGTCAAATGGAAATACGGCGTGCTGTAAAGGAGAAATTGTAGCAAATGAATGTATGAGCGATGATGTATGCCTTCTAAACGGAAAAGGAACGATGGAAAAATGTACAACGGTCATTAAAAATGAATACAAGAGTAAAGCGACGGAACAATGTCCTTCTTCTATGTCATCCTATTTTGAAGATATGACAAAGAAAGGATGTACGAATGGGCCTCTTAATACAAAGCTAACTGGCCCACAGAATACGAATCAGAAAACTTGTACTATTTATAATACAATGGACTTAAATCTAAATTCATTGGATAGCTGTTCGAATCATAAAGAAATGGATGAGTTCCCATGTTTTGGAAACAATTGTACGAAGTCTCTCGTTCAGGCCACGCCGAATGCGCCCGTTCAAGTTTCAATAGGATTTGTGGATTCAACAGGTATGCACCGAGTGGCCTATACACGCGCATCCATGCAGCGATTTTTGGATGCGACGAAGCCTACCTGGAGAGGTAATGGAATGGATCTATCAAAAAATGTCAATGTGGCAGAAGTGGCCAAAGCGTATTATGTGGATCATACCATTCAACAGGAAGACATTCAATTATAAGTAATTTAAATAATTACAATCATTCATTCATTAATGACGCTTACAACACTACCTTATGTGGCAACTTCCATTGCCATAATGGCTCGTTTTATTTTTATGTATTTACTATATAAAAATAAAAGTACAAATCTCTATTCACTTACTTTCTGCTTTTTAAGTATTTGCTCCTCTGCTATGTGGTTACACTATAGTATTACAATAAACGACATGACTCTCATTTTTAGAAGTAGCACAGAGATTACCTTATTATCATTATCATCGTTGTATATTATTCATAATAAACTGATTGAATAACTTATTCTCCCAACGTTTCCACACCATCGAGATGACCGACCCCCATCTTTTCAAATAAGTGTTGCGCACCCGAACCAGATGAACTAGAGGACAAGGGGTAGATGGTAGACAAGACAGCCTTTTGATTAATGCTTGGAGCAATCGCCTCAAAGTTGCTATCTTGATCGGAACCATTATCTTCAGGTACATAGACGGATTCGGTGGAAGAAGGAATATCAAACTCGCGCACAGGGACTGTTTTTTGTGGAGTACTCGCTTCTTTTACGGTAGCCTGAGGGGCATGCGGAACTTCCATTGCGTCTAATTTTTCAAGAGCGAGACCCACCTTGCGACGATTGCGCTCCAAATAGAGAGAAGCGATAGCAATCAGTCCAAAGATACCGACCGTAGGGCCAATATGAATACAATACAATAATATAGCAATCATGCCAAGTCTTACAATAAGATTATCTAATAAGATTAAAAGTCCAGATGGCAAAAAAGGGGCCAATAACACCAGGGCCGTTAGAACCACAAAATATTGGATTTCGTTCCGAAACATTCCTCTGTATCGTATCGATAAATTAATATGGGATCTAAACCATTATCACGTAGAATCTATCAGTAGCCCATGTCCGTACAAGAAAAGGATCGGGTATTGACATCAAAAGGGTATGCCATTAAAAAAACGTTTTTGAATGAACAACAAACTCGACAACTTCGAACAGACCTTACGATGAAGCCAAAAGTGATGGATAAGTTTCAAAATATAACACCTAGTTTTCCTATTTATTATGAATCCAAAACTCGATTCTATGTTCCACGACAGTGGGGGAAAAAACAGTTTGGCGAACCGGAAGCCGATATTGTATCGAATGGTCTTCCTCTTCCGGATACAATCCAGTTTCGTACTACCTTTCCTCCTCACGCATTTCAACAAGAAATCATTCATACCTTCTTGGAAAAGGGTGCGAATGGTCTAATTTGTGTCCCTTGTGGATATGGTAAAACATTCATGGCACTTCATCTTGCCATTCAATTAAAACAAAGATTCCTGATTGTGGTGGATAAGGAGTTTCTCATGAACCAGTGGAAGGCGGAGATTGAGAATTTCATTGATGGTGCGAGAGTGGGTATTCTTCAAGCGAATAAAGCACAAATGGAAGCGGATAAATACGATGTAACAATTTGTATGATTCAAACGATCTGTCGTCGTGAATTTCCTGATGGATTTTTTGATCAATATGGATTTACCATTTTTGACGAGTGTCATCATTTGGGAGCATCCTATTTTTGCCAGGCGTTGAAGAAGATCCAAACGAAATACATGTTGGGTCTTTCAGCAACGCCGGATCGAGACGACGGTCTAACACGAGTATTCGAAGCATTTTTGGGAGATCCAGTATATAAAAACACACAGAGAGCACCTGATAAGGAAGCAGTTGTGAAAGCAGTATGGTTTGATTCAGAAGATCCTGCCTATAAGGAAGTGCCTGTGAATTGGCGCGGGGAGACCGTCACAGCAAAACTATTAAATCAGGTGGCCGAGTTTGAACCACGCAATCTAAAAATAATGTCATTGTTGGAAGAGTATGCACAGGATAAAGATCGATTCATTTTAATTTTGAGCGATCGGATTTCTCAACTAGAATGGTTTGAGAAGGCTCTTGCTAAAACAGTATATCTTCATGGGTATTACATTGGGGGAATGAAGCAATCCAAACTGGATGATAACGCTGAGAAGTGTCAGATTCTACTGGCGACGTATCAGATGGCCAGTGAGGCGTTCAGCGTGAAAAAACTCAATACTGTCATTCTTGCCACGCCACGGAAGAGTGTTCAACAATCAACCGGTCGTATTTTCAGAGAGAGAATTGAAGAACGAAAGGTCGCGCCTCATATCATTGATATCATTGACTCGCATGAATGTCATATGCGGCGATGGTACATCCGTCAGCGATTTTATAAGGAATGTGAATATACCATTCGTCACATGGATAGGGCCAAGCGACAAAAAGAGGAAACAGAAGAGAAGGAACAAGGATTCTTATTCAAGTTTTAAAGAACTTTTTAGGAAAAAGTCACGCGAGAGATAGTTTAAAATAAATTTACGATGACCTAGTAATAAATGAGTTCACCCCAACTGAACTCATTACATATGTTATATAATGCGTTCTCGCATTCTCGACAAAAAGACAAGATAGATACCATTCTAGAACCACTTCAGGCGATGATTCAACTGACTCTATTAGGGATTTGTCCAATTGGAACCAAACTTCGGATCCAAGAGAATATTTTATACGTCCAGCCTCACTCCTTGATGCAACCTCTCTCCCGATGGTACAATACTGACAAAAAGGATGATCTGTATTTCTTGTATTCTGTCATTAAAAGATATATTAGATGGTACAATCCTACTTCCAATAAGAAGAGTCCATTATCTGTTGAATTGTATCAATTGATTACTGCAATGGCAATAGAAGGGTTGAATCAATTATTTAAAACGTATAGTTCAAGTGACGCGAACACGGTGATTCATGTGATTCAGATGTATAAAAATCTCTTAGAGTATAACAATGATAGAATATTATTGGATGAATACATTGTCGATGTAGAGAAAAATAAGGTGAACATCGACGAAGTATTTGAGCGTATTATTTCAGTATATGATCCAAATATATTACAAGTTGTATATCATACCCTGCTATTGATAAAACAGGAGACTGACGGAATGATTCAAAGCCATAATATTGATGGACTAAATAGTATTTTAAGTAAATATAATATTGCTATTAAAGAATGGATTAAGCTGAATTTGATTTTGTAGGACAAGACTTCCACCATGCTCGGGCTTTCTTTGAGTGCTGTTTGGCGCGCCGTACGATATCAGAGTCGGTAGTATGATATGTCTTTCCGCATACCAATAAGGAATGAACGCGCGCATACCCCCATTGCTGTTCTGTTGCACCAGGGCGATGACCGGTTCTCCAGGCAGCCATGCCGCGACGATAGGATTCATCGAGGTAACGTAGAGGAACGCCTGATACCTTTGACTTTTGTGTCATTGATATTGCGTTGGGGTATCGTGATTTCCATGTTTGTGTATAACTTGATGGCTTACCTTTTACGCCGCGGTCGGTACGAAATCCTCGATAGGCGCGTGAATTTTTCCACGACAATGCCCCAAACTTCTGGATTTCCTTTCGACGTTCTTGTTTTTGTTTTCGAGTAAGTCCTTGATAATATTTTTTTGGATGGAATGGATTTTTTCGAGTATGCGCCATTACTACTATATACGATTTAACTTCCATGAACGCGAATGTCTTCTTTGTTAGCAATCTTCCAATCGATCAGGGAATCATATACATTTTTACGCTGATCACCTTGTAATTGGATCACATCACCGTGTTCGGGATCGTTTACTACATTTCCATTTGTCGAATAGACTTTTTTCAGATATTTCAGGATCTTTTTCTGATCAAGATCGTCAGCAATGCCGTGAATGGAGGTGACGCATTTTCTTCCATTGCGTTGTTGAACGCGAATGTGAACTAGATTTCTTTCGTTCGTAAATAGATCCATTTCGAGTTAATCAGACTGTGTTTGATTATTATTTTGATGACATTTTTAAGTCCGTATCAGAAATTCAAATTTATGATATGGAATTGATAACGATGATATTTTTACTTGCGACGGCTGCTATGCTTGCGATGTTTGCAACGACGGCTATGCTTATGACGAGTTCTGCGTTTTCCACCATACTTCATGGGGAGCAGACCATTTGATCCATCAAATCCACCGCGCCCTGTGATTTGACCCACCT